GCAATGCGTAAGTTTATGCTGGGCCATTTTTGTTGCAGCGCGTCGACCACCGTTTGTAAATTCGATTTGTCGAGCCCAAAAAACACCGGGTAGTTCTCGTCGAGCGCCTGGTAAACCGAAACGCTAGTGGCCCAACCTTCACTTAACCAGCAAGTGCCTGGGTTGCTCGGGAGAAACGTGCCGACCACGCCAAACACCCCGCCGTCCTTTTTTAGCCCTGCGTTGAACTTTTTGTTGCCATTTGGTGAAATGCGTTGCTGCCCGACTTGCTGTTGGTCAGTGTTAAACAGCGGAACCACCACGTCAGCGCCCTCCAGGACCGCGCCTATGAGCTTAACGCCTTTTCTCTCGTGATACGGTGTGTACGGGTCGAACTGCGGCTCAGGCGTCGGCTCTGGCTCTGCCTTGGGCATCGGCACCACATTGGCAAAGTCTGACGCTGTAACGCGATGCTGCAAAACGCCTGGTTGCGCTGTTGCGATGGGCCAAACGCCGTCGTGCTCCATCTCAGCCACAATAGCGTTAAAATCGTTGCACTGACGGCAGGCAAACTTTACCAGGCCGTCCTTTTCATTGATCCAAAACCTGGTCGAGGGCCAGTCGTTGTGTCCGCAGCTCGGGCACGCACCGTGAAACTCTCCGGGCGGACCCTCACGCAAAGAGTAGCGCGTGATTATGCGGTCTGACCACTCGCTCCAGTATGGTTTTGGGAAGTCAGGCATTTGTTAAAACGGGATTTCGTCATCCATATCATTGGACGCCGTTTCTTCTTTTTTCTCGGTTTCGCCGAACGGATTTACTGCGTCAGCTTTGGCTGGTTCTGCCCGGGCGTTGCTGTCTAGCGCCTTGCCCATCAGCGTGTCTTTTATCGGGTCAGCCTCTATAAGGTCGTCAAACATCGCGCCTTCCGGGCCTTCTTGACGTTCAGCTAAACGCACCACCATGACGCCAGTAGGGCGCAACCCAATACCGACCCTGCCGCCGTATTCCCATGTCTTGATGCGAAACATGACGTGTATGATGCTGCCACTGGTGAGCTGAAAGTCTTCAGCGGCTGGCGTGCCGTCAGACATGTATTGCCGGGGTTTTGTTTTAGTATCGCCATATGTTGAGATTTTAAGCTTTGCCCGGTAGACGCCGTCGTCTTTTATAAAAATGTCGTCCAAGCTTTTAACCAGCTTGTCTGACTCAAGGCCAGTCTCTGGGTCTTTCTTTTTGACGACCCACTGCTTACCCTTAGTTTTTTCGTCAGAGTTAAACACCTCTTTCATTTTAGCCGCGAGGTCTTTTGCCTGATCCTCACGCATAATCACTTGCATTTCGTATGCGCCTGACGGGTCAGTTGCTGCCACGGGTATTGATGAGCCCTGCGCCTTATCGTAGGCGTATGCCTTGTCTATACGAGGCCACAACGCCTCTACGTTTTCTAATCTGTAGTCCATTTTAATCTCCTAATGTGTCTGCCAAATAACCTGGTAAGTCGTGCTCTGAGTATGTGCCCCAGTTCGAGCTGTATTTGTTTGTGATCCGAGCCTCAGCTATCTCCAGCAACGTCGCATCTACGACGCGCATAGCGTAGTTCATTGCGGCCGGGCCCAGTGTGTGGAAGTGAGCCAAGTATGGCTTCTTCTTTTCCACGGCCAGAAAGCCCCAGGTTTTAACGTCCCAGCCGTGTAATTTCGCTATCGTGCAGTAAAAGGCCGCCTGGAGGTGGTAGCCCCTTTTAAATAGCTCCCGAGAGAAGCCACGCTCACTTGCGTCCTGGCACGTTTTGATGTCTCCCATTACTTTAAGTTTGGGGGAGTAAATATCTGGTCTAATTGATAAAAGCAGATCAGTGTGATGCTTTACAAAGATGCTTGCCTCGCAAATCTTATCGTCTTGCTTGAGAAGCGTTCCGCAATGGCTGTCGTTCATCAGGCCGCCGATTATCTCGCCGTTTTCAGTCTCCATCCCGTGGACCATGCCTTGCACCAGCTCGTAATCTTTGCGGGGCAGGAGCACCTTGCCTTCAAGCTTACATAGCTCGGCGTGCTCCTTGTATGCCTTGGTGGCGCGGCTTTTTTCGTCGCTGCATATGACATTAAATTTTTCTGGTTCGAGCGCCTCAGAATGCGTGGCAGTGCCTATAGCAGCAACTATTTCACTGATGTTTACCTCACCATACACCGCGTGCATCGGGCTTTCCAAGACCCAAGACTTTAAGAACGTAGAGGAAATAGCTGTAGTTGCGTGATAATCCTCGTTTGTCATGTCGTAATATATGCCTGGCTTCACTGTAGTATCCTCCCGTATGTCGCCATCAGTAGAGCCTCAGCTCTATGCTCATCTTTTTTGCGCTTGAGGTCGTCGGCCAGGGCAGGGAATTGCTGTATTGCCAACCGCCTTGCGCCATCCTTATCTGCCGGGACACGCAACGCCTTTTTCCAACTGGCTGGCGTGATAATCTGGTGGGGAATGCCAAGCAGTGAGACGGCGCTTAAAATCTGGCCAAAGCCCAACCCGATTTTAAATGCCGAACTCACCCCTTGTTTAGGCCTGGCTCCTTGTTTCTCTATGACAAGGTAATCGACCTCCACACTGCTAAGTATCTGCCTCAATTCGTGGGCGTCGAGGCCACCCTCAGTGAACACCGGGAGGTCGTATACTTCAGCCCAGTCTTCACGTAAGAGCGCCACGCCGCCCGTTTTATATCCCGGATCAATGCCTGCGTAAGTCTTGCTCATTTTCGTCCTTTACCGATTCGCCGAGAATCTCTTTGCATAGGCTCGCCAATGAGCGATCTTCTGCCTTAGCCTTCGCTACAAGCTTATTCTTGATCTCTTCTGTGATGCGCACAAATAACGCAACCCGTTGTTTATCCATTGTTTTTCACTGCCTGCCATTTTTTTATAAAAAAGTACCTTCTGGTACTTGTATATAAGCTAGCTAATAGCTATCTTAATAACAAGCAGACAGAAAACAGACAGTAAACAGACAGGAGGAAGACATGGACAACGGTTGCAAAGTTTTAGTCGGATGCGAAACAAGCGGCATTGTTAGGGAGGCATTTAACGCTTTGGGTTTTGACACATGGTCTTGTGATTTGCTTCCAGCCGACACGCCGACAAATCGACATATACAAGATGACGTGCGCAACGTCATGGCAATGGATAGCTGGGACCTTGTATTTATCGGCCACCCACCATGCACCAGGTTATGTAACAGCGGCGTCCGTTGGTTACACAAGGCACCCCCAGGTCGCACACTTAATGATATGTGGGGCGAGCTGGACGCCGGAGCTGAATTGTTTTCAGACATATGGAATGCAGACGTGCCATGTTTAGCAGTAGAAAATCCAGTAATGCACAAATACGCAAAAGAGCGTATCAGAAATTATGAGCCGTTCGCGCAGTCTGTGCAGCCCTGGGAATTTGCTAATTGTGAAGGCAGTGCAGACAACGTCAAAAAACGGACATGCTTCTGGCTCAAAAATTTACCACCATTGGTTAAGACTGGCACGCTTGATGGAAGCAGTGCCAGGGCTGATGTCCATAACGCGACACCGGGCCCAGACCGTTGGAAAATACGGTCAAAATTTTATCCAGGCATCGCGGCAGCAATGGCCCAGCAATGGGGCGACGCGGCTCTTGCCAATAAATATCAAATGCAGGCGGCATAATGTATAGCTCTTTGCTTGCAGAATACATGTACCAGATGCACCGGGTGAAAATTATATGGACCCCGGCGTATCTGGACGAACAACCACCATTTTAAACAGGAGGAAAAAATGAAACTACCAAAACAAATTAAAGGCAGCGCCGCATCGCGGGGAAAGGATTTGACCGCTGATGAGCTGTCAGAATTACAGAGCATTTTAGACCAGCTTGTAATGGTGCGAGACCGCCGTTTTTTGTGGGGGCGACTAGAAGACAAAGGTGCTTTGCGGCGAAGCACCAAATTAATACAGGAACTTTTGCAACGATACGAGGCTAAACAATGAAACACATCATAGACTACGACCACTTGTGCCGGGTTTGCCAGGGCAGGCAACGCATATTTAGATGGGAATATTCGCCAACCACCGGGAAGGACGTTTTGGTAGGTGAGGACTGCAACGCCTGCGTCGGCGGGTATCGCGCCATTTTCATTGGTAAAAAGCAATGACTGAGCCCGTCAGTAGAAAAGTGGTAGACATGACGTCTGGTACAGTTATGTTTGTTGGCACTTGGGGGCAATGCGTAAACTACTGCGTCCATAATAAGTTAGGCACGTATCGTGAGCACGGCTGGTTGGGGCACGTGCTCGACATGGCAGAGCGTTACGTGATCCAGGAGGTAACAGAATGAAAGTCGGAGGGTTTATCTTTGGCGCGTCTGCGGAACATCAGAAGCAGCAACGCCAACGCATCACGGCAACGTTAGACACTGACTCGGAGGTCAAATGGTTTACGGAAGAGCAGGGGCACCAGAAGCGTGACCCGGAGGACCGCATTGAGCTGCAACGCGCTTCAAAGTTCTGCCGGACAAAGGACGCCACCTTTACAGTAAGCACGCTTTCTGGCGCGTTTAAGTATAAGTGGCAGGGGTTGACCTGGTTAAAGCATCAGGTTGAGATGTACGACATGCGCGTGGTTGTGGCCGACGACCCGACAATATCGCAGGGGTCGCTGCATGTTTTATCTGCCGCAGCCGACGTGCAACGCGCCAGGATCGCCGAGAAAAGCAAGGCAGCCCTGGAGGATATAAAGCAAAAACTTGCTGAGGAGGGCGCTTATGTCAGCAAGAAAGGCAACAAGATTAAGCGCCTGGGCATGCATAGCAAAACCAGCGAGGCTGGTAAGTTAGGCAATAAGGCCCAATCAGAGCTGGCCGCTGAACGTGACGCTGAGGTGTGGCCGCAAATAGAACGGTGCCTGGCTGAGGGTATGGGATACACCGCCATTGCCCGGCATTTAAACTTAACAGGAGTAGCTACGCCTGCTGTAAAGCGCAGAGAAGCAAGGGACACGATGGGGTTATGGTACGCCTCTACCGTGCGCAATATTGTATTACGGAGGCAAAAATGAATAACCAAAAGAAACCGCAATCGGAGCAAGATTTTATCGACGCGCATAACACACTGTTGCGGCATCCAGACAAATATCGCATAGAATATTTTCCTGTCGATGGCGTAGAGTTACGCAAAATGCGTGAGGATATGATTACTGACTTTGTACAGACGCAATGCGAACTTGAAATCCAACTGTATCACCAAAAGAAAAACTGGAATGAGGATAGCGATATAGCAAGGTTTATCCATGCCTCACGCGAACGCCAGACAATTTTTTGGTGCTTTAACAAGCA